ACGGTATCGGGAGCTGCCAACGCGAATCTGCCGCAAAATCTCGCGTTTCACAAGTCGGCATTCACGATCGCATTCGCTGATCTGATTCTGCCGAAGGGCGTCGATATGGCGGAGCGGAAGGTGTACAAGAAAATCAGCCTTCGCGTGATTCGCGCATACGATATCAACAACGACAGATTCCCGTCGCGGACTGATGTGCTGTACGGCATCAAGGCGGTTTATCCCGAGCTTGGCGTTCGACTCACAAACTGATCGGGGCGCGTGTTTCATGGTCTTGCCCGGGGAGCGATCCCCGGGATTTTTCGGAGAAAAATCGTGGGCCTGGAAAGTTTGTCGAAAATGTCGGACGAGGAATACAAGCGGCTGTCGCCGCAAGACCTGATGGCGTACAACCGTCAGATGCCCGAAACGGATTACAGCAAACCCTACCTTCACAAAGCGTATCCGAAGGCAAAGTATCAGCTCCGCGAGCTGCCCGGCGGCGTGCGCCGTCTCGTCTCCGTCGAAGTGGCGAGCGCCGAAGCCGAAGCGAAGCTCGTCGGCGATTGGCGCGACAATCCTACGGCGTGGGGAATTGTCACGCATCCCGAATCCGATCCGGTTGCGCGCGAGACGGGCTATTCGTTCGACGTGAACGATCCGATCGCGCCGCAAGTCGCGCACACGCCGCAGCCTGACGGCGTTCCGCCGGGCACGGGCGAGCCCGCGCCGAACGATGATCCCGACAACGCGCCAGTGCGCGAGCCGGGCGACGATGACGAGGGCAGCGGTGCTACCGCTCGGCCCGCGCGTCGCCGTTAAGCGTGGCATTGGCGAACGTGTACGTCCGTCCGGTATTGTCATTCCGGCGCCCGATACGCGCGACTCGTTTTGCGGGGAAATTCTCTCCGTAGGCAGTGCGCATCGCGTTCGCAACAAGCGCTTGCCGCTTGAAGTCAAGGCGGGGCAGCGCATCGTCTATTCGTCGCGCGTCGACTCGTTTCAAGTGGGCGACGATGATGTAGATATCGTCGACGAAAATTCCATCATCGGAGTTATCGAATGACGACAGCGACGACAACTGCCGGCGAAATTATCACTGACGCATTCCTGTTCGCTGGCATCGGCGATCAGTACAACCCGCACGACGGCACGACGGCCGCCGCAGCGCTGCGCAATTTGAACGATCTGATCGACAGCGTAAGTACCGAGGAAATGACAATCTTCGGCTACACCGAAGGCACGATCGCGCTCGCTGTCGGCGTCTCCCCGATTCTCGTCGGCCCGGCGCAAGGGCTCGGCGTTCGCCCCGCCAGCGTCGCGGCCGTCTCCATCGTCGACTCGGGCAGCGTCACGCATCCGGTCGCAATCATCGGCCCGCAACAGTACGCCGATATTGTGTATCTGCCGGCGCCTGGACGGCCCGAATCGCTGTACAACGACGGCGGCGCGCCCGTGTCGAATTGGTATCTGTGGCCGAAGCCGGCCTTTGTCGGAGACGTGCTGCACGTTTGGTACTGGTCGCAGATTCCGCAGTTTTCGGCGCCGACGAATTTGCTCGTCTCGCCGCCCGGGTATTCGCTGTTCCTGAAAACGTCACTCGGCGCGCTCGTCGCGGCGATGAACGGCCGCACGCTCACGCCCGACAATCAGAAGATCATGCGCACGGCGCGCAACAATGCGCGTCGCCTATCGAATCAGCCCAAAGTGTTGCACCTTGACGTGCCGATGCCGAGCGCGCCCTGGTTCAACATTTACACCGGAGGTCCGCTGTAATGCTGTCGAGCAATCTACCGTTTCGCCCGATTCAGGATATCGTCGTCTGTCGCAAGGATCACACCGAGCGATTGACGGCGGCCGGCTTGCTGATCCCGCACGTCAACGATCCAGACCGGCAGGAAAGCGACGAGCGCGACGTAGCCGAAGTGCTCGGCGCGGGCGAAGGCAAGCTCCTGGCCGATGGAAAGCGCCGGCCTATGAGCGTACACGTCGGCGATCGCATCATCTTCGGCCGCAACAAGGGCCAATCGATCCGGCTGAACGAGCTGGACTATTGCGTGTTGCGCGAGGAACACATTATCGGGCGCCTTACCGACGACGGCTTCGAACCGTTGAACGGCGTTATCGCCGCGCAGCCGATCCACGAGGAAAGGGAGCTTGATTCCGGCGTGATTCTCCCGCAGTCGGTCGACGATCGCGACGAAGCAATCGTCGTCGCGGTCGGCCCCGGCGATATCGGCGACGACGGCGAGCTGGAGCCGACGACGGTGCGCGTCGGCGATCGCATCCTGTACAACGTTCGCATGGGCGAGCCGTTCCGCCACGGCGAGCGCGAGCTTGTCGCGATGCGCGAAAAGCATATCGTGTGTGTCGTGGAGCGTGCCGACGATGCCTGACGGCGCACAAATCGTCCCGCTGTTCGGCACCGGCTTTTTCCGCAAGTCGGCGAACGTCGTCGCGCAAACGCTCGTCAATATGTACCGGGAGCCGCAACAGCCGACGCCTGACGGCACGCCGATGGCGTTCTATGGCACCGTTGGCAAGACGCTGTTCGCCGCGATCGGCGCGCTGCCGTCGCGCGGCGCGCGGCAAGTCGGCCCGTTCTTTTTCTTTTCGGTGCACGGTAACACGCTCTACTCGATCAATTCGGTCGGCATCTATACGCCGATATTCCCGACGCTGCTATCGTCGAACGGCCGCGTCGATATGACGGATAACGGCTCGCAGCTCCTAATCGTCGACGGGCTCGCCGGCTACGTGCTCACGCTGGCAACTATGGCGCTCGTGCGCATAGCCGATCCCGACTTTCCGATTCATCCAACAACGTGCACGACGCTAGGCGGCTACGGCATCGTCGACAACAACGATGCGCGCGTCGGTCAATTCAATTGGTCGTCGCAGTACGATTATTCGACGTGGGACGGGCTGGACTTCGCCAACGCCGAAGGCAATCCCGATCCGCTCGTGCGCGTATTCGCCAATGCCGGCGACTTGTATCTGTTCGGCACCGTCTCGACGGAAGTATGGTCGCTGTCGGGCGATGCCGCGATTTTCCGGCGCGTTGGCGGCGCCGCGATGGAATGGGGGCTCGCCGCCGTTTGGTCGCTCGACAAATTCTCCGATACGGCGCTCGTGTTCCTTGGCAAAAACAAGCTCGGACAAGTGCAGCCGATTCAAGTCGTCGGATATAACACGAAGATTCTCGTCGACTTGTCCGTACCGAGCGGCCCTGATGTTGCCAACGATATCAATTCGCGCGTGCCGGCGAGCGCGACAGGCTACGCGTACGTGCGCGACGCGCACACGTTCTATCAGCTCAATTATCCCGATCGCTCGTATCTGTACGACGCGCTTTCGAATTCCTGGCAGCTATCGCAAAGCGGACTGACGCCAGCTCGCGACAACGGCGAAGTGCGCGTCGAAATGTTCGGCGTTCCCTACGTCTCCGACTTCGCGAATGGCAATTGGTACGCGCAATCCGATTCGGTCTATACCGACAACGGCAACCCGATCCTTCGCGAAATCACGACGCGGCATTCGATCGCGAATCTCGCGCGCTTCGCGGTCAACGAACTGTTTATCGAATTCGAACCGGGCGTCGGGATCGCTGTCGGGCAGGGCTCCGATCCGCAAGCAATGTTGCAATGGTCGAAAGATGGCGGGCAAACCTTCGGCGTCGAAGTGTGGCAGCCGATCGGACAGATGGGGCAATATCTCAATCGCTGCGTGTGGCGCAATCTCGGCATCGCGCGCGATTGGGTTTTCCGCTTGCGCATTACTGATCCGGTCAACGTCGTCATTATCAACGCCGGGATGATCGTATCGTGATAGTCGATCCCGTCTCGAAACAGCTCGACCAATACACGGGCGGCGACAAGCGCTCGCTGTTGCAGTTGCTTAGTCAATTGCGGCAAGGCGTCAATCACGCCGACGCGAGCTTCACGAGCATTTACAACGTGCTCGATTATGGCGCCGAAGGCGACGGCATAACCGACGACACGGCCGCGTTTCAAGCGGCTCACGATGCAATGTCGGTATTCGGCGGCATCGTGTTTGCGCCGGCCGGCACGTACGCGATCGGCGGCACGGTAACGTTTTCTAAGCCGATGACGTTCATGGGCGTTGGCATCGGCTCGACGATCATCAAGGCGACAGTCGGGACGGGCGACGTGTTCCTGATGACGGGAGCGCGGCAGCGCTTGACCGGGTTTCAAATTCAGGCCGGCGTGCCGCAGACAGCCGACGCTTATGTTCATTATTCCAGTACAGCGTCAGGGCAGATGATCGACCATTTTTATTTGGACGGTTGGTTTCGCGGCATTTTGTGGGACGGCATCGCGAGGCTCTACGCTGATCGTGGGTACTTATTTAACGGAGTGACTAACACCGGATTCGGCATTTTAATAAATGCCGGCAACGATTTTCGGCTGGCGTTCCTTTCGATGGACGGCCCGGCGCCGCAACTGTCGCAGGCCGGGATAGGAATGTCGATACAGAACGCAACGAATGTCGTCGTGCAGAGCTGCGTTATCTTGCATCATACGAACGGCATTGCGTCGACGCCGGGCAACGGGCAAGCGTTACTAAACGTGGAAATTCTCGATTGCTTGATCGACGGATGCGGCACGCGTGGCATCATCTTGCGCCCCGTTGTCGCGTCTACCGGCTCGATCGCGCGCGTTCGCATTGCGGACTGCACAAT